TCACCTTTCATTTTTTTACGAAGTCTTTTTGCTGCAGAAATAATTGTGGAAATTTCTGAGCGAGCCATTGAATACTCATGATCATATGACTCTGGAAAATTTCCAGGATGCGGTTTATTTGGATCATAATCTTTTGCTAAAAAACTTGGTAAAGAATATAAATCCCAAAATTTTTCTCCATATCTACATTCTTGACGAGTTTCGTTCTTTTTACACTTTGGACAATATCTAATCATTTCTACTGCCTCCGATTTTGTTCCCCAGTTATCTGCACCAACTTTACGACACTTAACTAATGCTCCAGACGCATATGCACTAGGCCAAACATCATACCTAGATTTTACTTTATGGTAGCAAGCATCTTTTGTTCCACTCCCCTTTCCAGGTTTGTCTTTTCTTGCTTCGTTAAGTTCCATTGCTTCTTTGATTCCTGGTTCTGCTTTTACGTAATTTTTATTCTTTTTGCCTTTAGCAAAGGTTGGAACATTTGTTGGTTTTACTGATCCAGTTTTTTGTTGTTGACCTGGATCTTTTTCACGCTTACGACGAATTGCTGCTGCAATTAATGATTCGCCTTTTTTACCCTTTTTCTTGAGTGCTCTTAACCTTCCACTACTAAAACATTTTGGAGTCTTAGTTTCACCAGGTTCATTGGCACATGGAGATCCATCTGCCTGAACCCATCCAGGTTTTCCTTCCTTTGAACGAGAACCTTTAAACCAATGGTGAAGAGTTCCCTCTTTTACATCCTTAAACTTTTTATGCTCTTTTTTAGCAGATGCTTCCATTTTTTTCAAACGAGTATAATAATCTGGAATTTCATCTAAATGTTGAAGTGCAATATCAGTTGCAAGATCTTTATCTTTTGTATGCTCATGCTCAATGGGAACTCCCATTTTGAGTTGATTTTTTACAAAAGAAACTTCAAGACGATGTTTCTTTGCAATTTGCTCAACTGTTTTGTGGGATTTTATTTCATGCATTTCATTAAAGGGAGATTTAGATTTTGTTTCTTCACCTTTTTGTCTTTTTTTGCGAGCAGCACAATGAGCTTTCTGAGAAAATCCTTGCGGATTATCACAATCTATTGATCTTTTATATTTGTCAGACCAACTCATGAAAGTATTAATTACTCTTTATTATTTATGAAACCCTGTTTGAGTAATTTCGATAATTCGGAAGTGGATCCCACAAAAATTGCATTATTAGTTGTATTATTTGTAGTTTTTCCAACATCTTCTTCAACTTCTTTGAGTTTCTTTTGAAGATCTATGAGTTTATCTGTAACATCTCCAACACTTTTGATAAGTTGTCCGGCAACTTCATACGCTCTTGGACTACCTCCTTCACCTGCAAGTTCCATAATTCCATTAATTGCTTCTTGACCCTTTTCAATTAATGAATATAAATTTGCACGACTATATTCATAATCTTTTTGAAGATCACCGGATTTTAACGGTGTAACATTTAATTCTTCTTTAACTTTTTCTACTTCTACAATACTACTTTCAATATTCAGAGAAGTATTTAAATTATCATAATTATTTTTCATAAAACTTTAAATGTCGGTTTGCTGAGTTGGACTGTATTCTCTACCATCAAACAACATTTCAAGAGAATCGGTAAATCCATAATCATCATCTGGGTCAGCATTAATTGGATCTGGTTCAACAGTGTATCTCATCTCTCTCTTAGCAGTTGTTCTATCAGTCTCCGAATAATAATCAACTTGAACTTTACGAATAAGTCCATCAGTGCTATCAGCAATAGGACCAAAGAGATAGGTTTTTGCGGTGAAATTAAAAGTATAAATTAAAACTCTTCTAGTAGAAAAATCACCTTCATAATCATCTGTAAATGTAACACTGTCTAAAACAACTGGTATGTCTCTTTTTTCTCCAATAGAATCAACCAAATCGACAGTTAAATTGAACGATGGTTGAAAATAAGGTAAAATTTGCTCAACCACTTGCAATGCATCATCATTGAGTTTACTCATCAAATTTAACTGAAATCCAAGATTATATGGTACTGGTAAATATACTTTTTTTAAATTATTTCCATCAGATGCTTTAAAAGTTTGTGTTATATTTGCTTTTCTAGTTGGATCATACTGAATAGATGTCATTTCAAATGATAATCTTGGTAGAGTAATTGCTACAGGTTTATTCAATTCTGCTTGCTGTTCTATTCTTGCTAGAAATTTTTGAATAGGACCATATGCTAAAGGAATTCTCAATTCACTATAATCATTCCCATCTCTATCTAAATGTTTTATATAAATTTGATTGAAAAGAGTTCCAAAAGAAATGATTGTTTTTCTAATAATCTGATGATAATAATAATTTCCTAGCATTAGTAATTACCGAATGGATTTGATTCTGAAAAGTCTAAAATTTGATCTGCTTCTTGTTCTATCTGATCGTTATCCTCATATTTATCCTCAAACTTAGCACTTTGGATAGACTCAATATAATGAGAAGTTGAGGATGCTTGTCCAACAATAATATCACCCACTGCAAATTTTCCTTCAACTTGCCCAACTTTAAGGATACCGTCTTGAATATCCCAACTTTTCACTCTTGCATATGTTTCCCCACCCGATACAGATATGATTTCATTATATTCATAAGAACTAGTAGAAATTCCAAATGAAGTTGGAGGATCAATAATCACTATCGGATTGGCAGTATATCCTATTCCAGCGTCAGATAATAATATTTGAGAAACTAATCCATTATTAACTATTACTTTTCCTACTGCACGTATTGACGGTGCATCATAAGGGAATCCGATTAGTATATTTGGAGATTTCAGATAACCAAATCCTCCAGTAGATATGCCAATATTTTTTACACCAACTCCGTCAGTAACTAAAACGCAGGTTGCTGCAGCTCCTGTACCACCGCCACCAGAAATAGTTACTGTTGGTGGAGATGTATATCCAGAACCAGCTTCTATTAATAGAATTTCTTTTACTGAATGTACACCACCCATGTATGTGGTAATTGCGACGGCAGATGCATTTATTCCACCTACAGGCGCTGTTGAAATTGCGACAGTAGGTGTAGAAGTATAATTATATCCATCATTATTAAGAACAATTTTTCTAACATATCCACCTGCAGTTGTCGTTGCTACACCAACTGACTCACCTGATACAGTTAATAATTTAAGTGATGTGATATATCCTACATCTTCTAATGATGAATCTATTTCTTGAACTGTTGTATTGATATTAGTCCAACTACCTCCCATTTCATCTTCATACTCAAATAATTCACATTTTAATTCATATACGTATAATTTTCCAAGTTGATAAAAATTAACTTCGTGCTCAACAAATTTAACTTCAAAGATTCTTCGTCCCAATGGAAAATAAATTATGTCACCCTCTCTAGGTCTATTGAAAATTTCGATTTCAGGATCATCTTCTAGATTTATGAAAGGTGAAATAAAATCTTCAAATCTTTCTTTTGAAATAATTAAACTTAATTCATCTTTTAAACTCATTCCAAATTTTGTGAGAATGTCTCCCTGCCCAGTATAACCATCATAATTATTAACATAAGCTTCTATAGCAAAATTATCATCAAATTTAGATGATTGTATTTCTTTAATTATGGTTTGTTTTTTTACAAATTTTCTTGGAATGTAAATTACATCAACACCATAAATTTTTAACTGCTCATTAATTAAATCTTGAACAAGTCTTTGTTCTCCAGGAGAACCTTGTAAAAAAAAGGGATTAAGTGCCATTATTATCCGATAAAATCGTAAGGTGGAAGTTCATATTCTGTTGTCATTACTGCTTTAATATCTGCTAATTCTCTTAGAGCATCTTCATAAATCTCTCTACCATTTAATTCTATTCCACCTGGAAGTTTAACTCCTCTAAATTTAATTAGATTCTGACCCCATTGTCTTTTTATTAAAGCAGTTAAATATTTTTTAAGGAAACTATCATTCCATACTTTTGTAAAATCATTGGGATCTAAAATTCTATAACAATCAATAACAATATATGTATCTTTTGATTTTGCTGTCCAATCAATATCTAGATATAATCTATTTTGTCTTTTATTAAATCTTATTTGTTTATCAGTTGAAAGTAGAAAATCGATATCTTCCAAATAAGTTTTTACCATTGCATATTGCAAAAGTTCAACTGAGTTGAAATAATATAAATCATTTAAAAATAGTTGATATTTAATACTCCACATACCAGCAGAAATAGAACTAGTATCAAATTTAAATATTTTTTCAATACCTATAACTGAATCTGGGACTTGAATAAAGTTTGAATTTTCATAAAAACTAAAAGTCTGAGTTCCAATACCACTAATTGTTGAAGAACTAGTTGTCGTTACAATACCAACTCCAGTGGTTGAAACTCCCACAGACCCGGAAGAACTAGATCCTTTTGCCCTATCAATATCTTCTTGCGTTATCTTATATTTTAAATACATTCTTTCAACACCATCAAAGTGACGCTCTTGAAAGTACTGGAGAGCATCATCAACAAGATCATCTATTTGATCGTCATCAACATTAATTTCCAATATTGGATAACCTAATCTTCTCAAACAGTAATCTATTAATTCTTGTCTTGATGCTGGTTTTGACATTAGTAGGTTCCTCCATCTAGAACATTAGACCAAGTTGGTATTCCAGAATTATCCGTTGTTAGTATATAGTTTGTGTATTCAACACTAGAGTCTGTTGATCCAGTAGAAACTAGTATTTTACTTGAATCAAAATATGCAACACCATTTGTATATGATGAATTATAATAAATATCACCATTAAATGTTGATATTCCAGAATCAACTGACAATCCACCATCTAAAATTCTTACACCAGTTCTTGCTGTTACTAATCCTACAGAATCAATATTAGTTACATCTTCATATGTTAAAGTTCCGCCAATTGTTACATTCCCACTAAAAGACGCTGAAGATGCATTTATATCCCCAATAAAAGTTGATATTCCGGAAACAAAAAAATTATTAATTGATACACCAGAACCAACAAGTGAAGTATCACCAACATATAAATTGCTAGCAGTTATAACCCCAGAAGCATAAACATCACCATTAACATGTAATTTAGAATTTGCTACACTAGTTCCAATACCAACATTTTTGTTTAAATTTATTCTGATTGCATCATTTTGACCATCTACACCAAATCCAAGTTGAATTCCACTTTCTCCACGAATAGTTGAAACTAAATTTGAATGTGATATTATAATATCACCCTCACTTCCAGTAACAAATCTTATATCTCCACCATCAACTTCAAGGGCATAAGGTCCAATTCCTTCCTGTCCTAAACCAACTCCAACTTTACCATCTGCAGTAACAACAAATGGAGTTGTATCTGGATTTTCACTATCCTCAACAATTAATGCTGGCCCAGATCCAGTTTGAGTGAGTCTAACTAATTCTGTAGATGTTTCTCCACTAAAAATTACTCCACCATGAACATGTAGTTTTGCATTTGGATTATCCGTCCCTATTCCAATATTAAAACTTTCATTTCCAACCAACCAATAATTATTGGGTCCAGTATTAGTTCTTATACCAATCGCTAACTGAAAATCTTTTGTAGTATCTGGAGAATCAAAATGATAAGATTGATTGGAATTTATGTCAAAATATCCGGAACCAATTATAATTTTGCTGGAACTTTGTGTAGAAATTCCATTATTA